CTGTAATAAGCCGGGCAGTGCCCGCCCTGTAACAACCCCCTGGTACGCCAATGGCCACCACCGTTCTGTCCGGCACGTCCGGCGCTCTTTACTACAAGCCCGCTGGCACCACCGGCTCGTTCGGTGAGTCTGGCGTGAATACCGGTACCGACACCATCACGGTCGAGACCTACCTGAACCTCAAGGTGGGCGACCCCGTGAAATTCAGCGTGATTAACAGCCAAACCGGCGGCGCTGGCACGGGCACCCTGCCCGCCCCGCTGTCTGCCGTCACCACTTACTACGTGATCGCCTACACCGCCGCCACTGGTGCGCTGCAGGTGTCGACGACCGCTGGTGGCACCGCTGTTGACCTGACCGACGACGGCACCGCCGTTGCCCCCAACGAGTTCCAGGTCGCCTACGCCGATTTCGTGGCCGTGGGCCAAGTCCGCGACTGGACCTTCGAAATCAACCGTGCCGAAATCGACGTCACCACCATCGGTCAAACCCAAGGTCAGTACGTCCCCTTCCGCAGCTACATCGCCGGCTTCGGCGACGGCACTGGCACTGCTACGGTCTACATGACCAACGAGAACGCTTCGATGTCCAACCGGATGATCGAGGACGTGCTCCAGCGCCAGCAAACCGGTGCTGCCTTCAAGCTGTACATCGACCGCGTGTACAGCGGCGGCAACGTGAGCGACACCCTCAGCCGCTCGATCAGCTTTGACGCCACGCTGACCTCGGCCAGCATGAACGTCAACCCTGACGACGCCCAGTCCGTGACGGTGAACTTCCGCCCGGCTGCTACCCCGACCTTCGACTTCAGCACTTCCGCCTGATAGTCTGCAAAACGGACGAAACCCTAACCCCGGCCTCACCGCCGGGGTTTTTTGTCTCTACTCCGCTACACTAATCCGAGACCATCAGGACTTCTATGCCTGCCCCCAGCTCACTGCGTGCCATTGACCGCCTCCGCAAGGCCGCCAACCTGGAGCCCGTCAAAAAGATTGTCGAACTCTCCGACGGCACCAAATTTGAAATGTGGGTGGCACCCCTGACGATGGCCGAGCGCGAACGCGCCCAAAAACAAGCCAAGTCCGACGACGCCAACGCCTTCGCCCTCCAACTGCTGATCGCCAAAGCCCTCGACGATACCGGCTCCCGCCTGTTCAACGCCGGCGAAATCGACGTGCTTAAGAACGAAGTCAAGGACAAGGACCTGCAAGCCCTGATGCTGGCGATCCTGACCGACGACGCGGAGCCCATCGACCCAAAATCCTGAGTGCCGAACTTCGGAAAGACAACTGGCTCATGCTCCAATTCGGAGTCGCCAAAGAGCTAGGCAAAACCCTCTCCGAAGTCAGCACCACCATGACCGCCGAAGAGCTGATCGGCTGGAGCGCCTACTTCAGCATCCTCAACGAGGACCAGCAAAAGGAGATCGACAAAGCCCGACGCCGCCGCTAACCCCGGCGGCTTTTTACGGCGTAAACTGAAGTACCAGAATGTGACGCGGCGCCGTGGCCTACAGAGCCGATATTGAAATTGCGGTTCGTGGCGCACAAGAACTCAAGCGCCTGCAAAGTGAAATTTCTGCGACATCTAAATTAGTTGACGGATTAAACAATTATCTAGAAAATATCGGCTCAGGTGGTATTGTAAGAAGCATAAGTAATTTAAAAACTGTAGTTGCAGATGCTGCTGCAGCTTTTAATAAAGCCGCATTAAATACGGAAGAAGCTACTCTCGCAGCTAGAAAGTATGTAATAGCTACGAACGAGTTAAATGCCGGACTGCGCGAACGTGCTCAGCTATTAAAACAAGTAGCTGATGAAGAGCGTAGAGCTGCTTTGGCGCGAGCTGGTATCCGCGAAACAACGCAATATGGAGGCCCTATTGGTCCGGGACCGGCATCGCCTGTAGGCGCTCTTGTAGGTCAAAAATCTCCTGTCGAAGAACGTATTAAACGGATTATCCGCGCTACAGAAGAACAGGCACAACTAGAAGCCGGTCTTTTACGTTTAGAACAGAAAAGTGCTGAAGCTCTTAATAAACAACTTCAAGCTAGAGGAGAACTTAACCGAATGGCCGCTGTAGCCGTTGGGACGGCACGGGCACTGGCTAATTCGCCTGCGGCCCAGCTTTTGCTGGCTCCCGCTGCCCCCGGAGCACCGGCAATGGGCGGTGGTGCTCGCCGCCGAATAACAGGAGCAGTAGAACGTCTTGGGGGCGCACGCACAGAAGACGAAGCCGCAATGGCCTTGCGCTTCGCGCAAGCCTTGCAGGAACAGGTACGCCCACTCAGTCAAATAGATGCTCTGTACGCTGGAATCGCCGGCCAAGCTGCAAAGTTACAGCAAGTAAAAGCATTGCCCGATGCTGCAATGCTTAATGCTTCCGCACGAGGTATTAAACAATTAGAGACTGCGGAAGATCGGCTAAATAACGAACGCCTGGAAAGTGTTACTCGCCTAAGAGAAATAGATCGCCTTGAAGCCTCACGAGAAAGAAGAGCCGCAAAACTACGTGAAAGAGCGGCTTATGAAGCAGGAACCACTCCTACTGCAGCAGAAATAGGTCGTGGAGGTGGATTATCAAATAGAGCTGGCGGTGCAATAAGTAGCGCACTTATTGGTGGCGGTTTTCCGCTGCTGTTTGGGCAAGGTCCGGCAGCTGCAGCTGGCGGTGCTGTCGGCGGCTTAGCTGGCGGTCTTGTAGGAGGAGGCTTCGGCTTTGCTCTGTCCATCGTTGGTACAGCTCTTGGTGATGCTGCCGAAAAAGCTGATACGTTTAATAAACAACTAGCCGTTTTAAATACCCAAGTTTCCGGCACCGGAAATGCCGCAAAAGTAACCAGTAAAGATGTAAGTAATCTCGCTAAAACTTTCGGTATAGCCAACGATGAAGCTATAAAATTGCTGCAAAGTTTTGCAGGTTTTGGCGACGCTAACGTAACTAAATCGCTGGCTTTCTTGTACGGCGATGATGCTTCTATTCTCAGAGGTCTAGCCGCAGCAAAAGATCAAGCTGATTTAGCCCAAGTAATCCTTGGAGCGTATGAGAAGATTGGAATTGAAAGAGCTACTCAGCTAATAAATCAAATAAAACTGGGCGACTCGGCTGCCGTGGAACTTGCGTTCCAAAAAGCTCTACTTGACGCAAGGATAAAACAAACAGAAGAGGGGCTAAAACAAATAACGATCCAAGATCGTATTGTTGCCGGTCTTGCCACTGCTGCCAGCTTTATGGGCGGCGGTCAAGGACAAATTATTGATCCGGCTATTTTTGGTCAACAACGCGTATTAGAAAACCGTAGAAATAATCCGCCATCTTCGATATTTACTAACGCTTTACAGGGACTCAGGCAGCTACGTTCCGCCACGCAAGGCGTGGAATCTCTTCGTCCAGACAAAGGTGCAGATAGAGCTGCCAGGGATGCTGAGCGCGAACGCCAGCGCGTTGCTCAAGTGGTACGTGATCGCAATGCAGAAGCCTCGATACTGCGTATTCAGTCCGGATTACAGCAAAAAATTGCGGATGCGGAACTCAAACGTGATCCTATTCTTGTAGCTCGTTTACAAGGTGAAGAAAGGATACTGGCAATTCAGTACCAGTACGCTAAAGAACTAGCAAACGAGAAAAACCTAGAAGCCCAGATTGCGATTACACGCGAAGGGCGTGCCGCAGTTAAAAAACAACAAATTGAAAATGAAATACGGCTCAACGCTATTTACGCAGAGCGTAAAGAGTTTACCGAAGACACCATTAAGTCTCTGCAGTACGAGCTTAATCTGAAAAATGCAACTACAGAAGCAGAGCGCAATAGCTTGCGGATAGCTTATGAAATGGAGGCATTGAAAAAAGGCGGGCAAGTTGACGCAAACGCGCTTCCGCAAATTGAGGCGCTCAAGAAACAGCTTGCTGCCCCGGAAACCGCCGGCGAAATCATCCAAAAACGAATTGGCGCCCTGCAAGACGAACTAAATAACCTGACCAACATCGGCACCGTTGCCGTATCGGTGGCAGACAGCATTGGCACGGCCTTCAGCCAAGCGTTCCAGGGCATCATCTCTGGCACGATGACCACCCAAGAAGCCCTCGCCAGCTTCTTCCAATCTGTCGGCGATGCCTTTATTCAGATGGCATCCGAGATCATCGCCAAACAGCTAACGATGATCATTCTTCAAACCGTCCTCAAAGCATTGGGTGGCGGTAGCTTCGGCGGAGGCGGCGGAGGCGCTACAGATTCTGTAGCTAACTTCAACCTTGGCGCAGCCCAATATGGCGGCGGTTTGGCAGGAGGCGGCCCAACCCGCGCTGGTACCCCTTACCTCGTTGGCGAGCGCGGCCCCGAGTTGTTTGTGCCTGGTACCAGTGGCGGCGTCATGTCCAACAGCGACCTGCGTGCCTCGATGGGCGCAGCCCCTGGTGCCAGCGGCGGCCCTGTCCTTAACATGACGTTTGAGACCAGCACGATCAACGGGGTGGAATACGTCAGCCGGGATCAACTGGAGGCTGCGATGGCTCAAACCCGCCGTCAAGCCGCCCGCGACGGCGCCCAACGCGGCATGTCCATGACACTGGACAAACTCCAGCAGTCACCCTCCACACGTAAAAGGGTCGGCTTCTAATGGCTAACTTTCCCTCCTTTACACCTACCGCACGTCGGTATACCCCTGGTGTATACCCGCAAAAAACATTCCGCACACTGTCTGGAGTCACCGTCCGCCGCACCTTCGGCAACAGCCCTTACGGCGCCCAACTGGAACTGCAATACGAAAATATCCCCGACGCAACCGTCGACGCCTTCTTGAATCATTATCATTCTCAAACTGCCAGCAACAGCCGCTTCCGCCTATCCGATAACGTCACGGCCGGCATGAGTTCCGC